GCAGCGCAACAAGAAGCTGGTCTACCTGACCATGCTCGGAGTCGACTCTGCAAAGGAGATCGTCACGGCGCGGCTTCAGATTGCAGATCCAGGGGATGGTTATGTGCATTTCCCGGTCAGCGAGCAGTTCGACCAGACCTACTTCACGCACCTGACCAACGAGCGGCGGGTGACGACCTTCGAAAAAGGCCGGCGTGTCATCAAGTGGGTGGCCAGGGGCCGGCAGGAGCCTTTCGACCTGGCGGTGTACAACCTGGCGGCCATCCGGATTCTGCAGCAGCACATGGGCGTCCGGCTGGACACGATCAGCCAGCAACAGAAAACCGCGCTGTCAGCTCCCAAGGGGCCAGAGCGCAGAAAGTCTGAATTTTGGGGGTAATCATGGCTTGGAAAGAGGCCGACATTGTTGCGCTCGAGGAAGCCATCAAGCAGGGCGCGACCAGGGTGCGCTATGGAGACCGGGAGGTGGTCTATCGCTCTCTGGATGAGATGCTGCGGCTGTGCAATGTCATGAAGTCGTCCGTTCGAGGCAAGGCCGCACCAACAGCGCACACGTTCAGCGAGTACAGCCGAGGTTACGAATGAGCAACTTGCTCGACCGCATGATTGCCTACTTCAGCCCGGAGTCCGCCTATCGGCGTGAGCAGGCCCGGATGCGGGCGGCGATGATCAATTCCGCTCGGGCGAAGTACGACGCTGCTGGAACTGGCCGGCGTAACAAGTCCTGGACAGGCGCTGACACCTCGGCCAACGCCGAGATCGGTGTGGCGCTGCCGATCCTGCGTGCCCGCTCTCGTGAGCTGGTGCGGAACAACCCCTACGCGGCAAAGGCCATCGAGGTCATTGTCAGCAACACGGTCGGGGCCGGGATCATCCCATCGGCCAAGTCACAGAACCAGCGTCGCAAGCGGCTCGCCGATCAGCTCATGTGGGAATGGATGCAGGAGTGCGATCTGCACGGGCGGCTTGATCTGTTCGGCATTCAGGCGCTGATGATGCGTGCCGAATCCGAGGGCGGCGAGGCGGTTCTGATCCGCAAGTTTGGCGGACGTGGCACGGTTCCGCTGCGTCTGATGCTGCGCGAGGGCGACTACATCGACCACCTCAAGTCGGCCGACGAGCACCAGGGCGGCTACATCCGGCAAGGCGTGCAGTTCGATGGCAGGGGCCGGATCGCCGGGTACTGGATGTTCGACAATCACCCGGGTGACCGGACTGGGATGATACTGCAGTCCTCGTTCATCCCCGCCGACCAGGTCATCCATATGTTCGAGATGCGCCGTCCTGAGCAGGCAAGGGGAGTCCCTCGAGGGATTGCTGGCTTCCAGAAGATGCGCAACCTCGACGAGTTTCAGGATGCCAGGCTTGAACAGCAGAAGATTGCAGCCTGCATGGTCGGGATCATCACGGACCTGAATGGTTATGGCAGTCCAGGAGACACGCTGCCGGAGAAATTGGAGCCAGGCATGTTCCCGCAACTTGGCAGCGGGAAGGACGTCAAGTTCAGCAATCCACCATCGGTCAGCGGGCACGCGGAATTCACCACGCTCGAGCAAAAGAGCATCGCCGCTGCGTATGGGATCACATACGAGGCGCTGACCGGCGACCTGTCCAACACCAACTTCAGTAGCGCCAGGATGGGCTGGATCGAATTCAGCCGCAACATCGATCGCTGGCGGTGGAACATGTTGGTTCCGGCGCTGAAGAAGATCGAGGGGTGGTTCCTGGAAGCCTCCAAGCTGTCCGGGTATGACCTCGACGGCGTGTCCTTTGAGTGGACGCCGCCGAGGCGTGAGATGATCGATCCGACGAAGGAGATCCCGGCCCAGATCAAAGCCATCCGGGCCGGCCTGAAGTCCTGGCAGGAAACCGCACGCGAGAACGGGTACGACCCGGCCATGCTGCTGCAGGAGATCGCCGAGGACAACAAGGCCTTCGACGACCTCTCACTCACGCTGGATTCCGACGCCCGCCGGGCGACCAGTTCCGGCCAGCTCCAGGTCGAAACGACAGACACCACGCAACCCTCAACCGAGGAATAATTCATGAACAAGGCAAAGAACAGCATCTCGGGTGCTGGCGAGCTCCTTTTGTACGGGGAGATCGGCGAATGGTGGGACGGCCTCGATGCCAAGTCCATCGTCGACCAGTTGGAGCAACTGAACAAGGACCAGATCACTGTCCGCATCCATTCGGCCGGTGGCTATGTGCTCGAAGGCCTGGCGATCTACAACCGGCTGAAGGAGGCCAAGGCCCGCAAGATTGTCCACATCGATGGGCTTGCGGCCTCGATGGCGTCCGTCATCGCCATGGCCGGCGACCGTATCATCATGCCAGAGAACGCCTGGATGATGATCCACAAGCCGCACAACATCGTCATGGGCAATGCCGACGAGCTGCGCAAGCACGCCGACACCCTCGATGGATTCGAGGGCAGCCTGATCCAGATTTACGCGGCCAAGACCGGCCACGACAGCCAGGCAATCGCCGAAATGCTGCGCGACGAGACCTGGTTGAGCGCCAAGGACGCATTTGATCTCGGTTTCATCGATGAGATCGCCACGCCGGTGAAGGCTGCCGCCTGCATCGACCTGTCCAAGTTTTCCAAAGTCCCGAGCGATGTGGCCCGCGCCATGTCGGCGGTTTCCATCGCGGTTTCATCCGCACAACCATCCTCCACAGGAGATCAAACCATGCAAGAGCATGATGTGAAAAACGCGGTGACCAGCAATGAAGCCGCAACCGTAACTGGTGGCCCTGACATCGAGGCGAAAGCGCAAGCCGCGATTGCCGCAGAGCGTCAGCGTGTCTCTGAAATCACCAACCTGTCTGACAAGTACGATCTGCCGAAGGCTGTCATGGCTGAACTGATCAGCACCGGCGCCAGCATCCAGCAGGCCAAGGACAAGGTGCTTGAGATCCTCGAGCAGCGCGATGCCCAGGCCAGGGTCGGTCGTGGCGCCATCGTGGAATCCAGCCTGACCAACGCTCGGGATGCCATCGTCAACGCCATCGAGCACCGTGTGGACCCGGGCAGCGTCAAGCTGCGCGACGACGCTCGCCAGTTCCGCGTGCTGGACATGATCGAACTGGCCCGCGCCAGCCTGCAAATGGCCGGCATCGGCACACATTTCATGAGCAAGCGCGAGATCGCTGCCAAGGCGATGCACAGCACCAGCGACTTCCCGCTGATTCTGGCTGACGTCATGAACAAGCGTCTGCGTGCTGCTTACATGGCTGCTCCGCGCACCTTCCAGGCGTTCTCGCGCCGGTCTGATGTCTCTGACTTCAAGACCGTCCGGACGCTGGCGCTCTCTGGAGCTCCCGACCTGGAGGAGATCAAGGAGGGTGGCGAGTACACGTATGGAGCCATGAGCGAAGAGGGGCAGAGCTACAACCTCAAGACGTACGGCAAGATGATCTCGATCAGTCGTCAGGCGCTGATCGACGATGATCTGTCTGCCTTCACCCGCCTCGCTCCGGCCTTCGGTGCCTCGGCTGCCGAGAAGGAAAGCGACCTTGTGTATGGCCTGCTGACCAGCAACGTGAAGCTGAGTGACAACGTGGCACTGTTTCACAGCACCCACAAGAACCTCGGAACGACTGGCGCCATCAGCGAGACCACGCTGTCTGAAGCCCGCAAGATGCTGCGCAAGCAGAGCGGAGTCGGGGACAGCAGGCCCCTGAACCTGCAGGCCGAGTATCTGGTCGTTCCGGCCGCACTGGAGACCACGGCCCAGAAGCTGCTGAGCGCGGTGCTTGCTGCGCAGACCAGCAACGTCAACCCGTTCGCAAATAGCCTGATGCTGATCGTCGAGCCGCGACTGGATGCGGTCAGCGAAACGGCCTGGTATCTGGCGGCGTCTCCCTCTCGCATCGACACCATCGAGTACGGATACCTGTCCGGCAACGAGGGTGTCTACACCGAGATCGAGAACGGGTTCGATGTCGATGGCGTGAAGATCAAGGCCCGCCTTGATTTTGCCGCCGGGGTCGTCGATTTCCGCGGTCTGTTCAAAAACGCCGGCGCTTAATGCCGGCCTCGCCAATTAGAGGAGAATGCCAAAATGGCTACCAACTATGTGCAAAACGGCGAGGTGCTCGCCTACACGAACGCCGGCTCTGCGATTGCATCTGGTGATGTTGTGGTGATCGGAAACATCATGGGCGTCGCCCTGACCGACATTGCCAACCTTGAGACTGGATCTGTTGCGATCGAGGGCGTGTTCACGCTGCCCAAAGTTGCAGCCGCCGTCATCGCTCAGGGCGAATTCGTGATCTGGGACGTCAGCGCTGGAGCTTTTGACGACAGCCTTGCCACCCCGGCGACTGGCGACGTGTCTAAATGTTGCGTTGCAGTGGCGGGCGCCATTGCCAATTCGACAGACGTAGACGTCAAGCTCAATGTCGGCGTCGGCGTTGTAGCGTGAGGTGAGTGATGGCCTTCGATGACATCATCCGCAACATGGACGCGACGCTGTTTGGCGTGTTCGGCGAGCGGGGAATCCTGAACGGGGCGTCTCTCGTCCAGGTGGTCGTCGAGGGCCAGAACTCAGAGCGCTTCCAGAATTACGAACTGTCCCTGAACGAGCTGCAGACCATCTTCTCGATCCGGCGCAGTAGCGGCGATCCGATCCGGGTCGGTGACCGCATCGAGATCGACCGCGGCAGTTATGTGGTCGATCAGATCATTCAGAGCGATGCCTTCCTGGTGGATTCCATAGTCCATGAGCAGTAAAGAGTTTCTCAAGATCGACGTAAAGGATCTCGTTCGCTTGTCCAAGGACATTGGTGATCTTGACAAGGTGACGGAGACAGCCCTGTTTAGAGGGCTCTCAAGTTCGACTGGCGCATGCCGTAAGCTCGCTCGAGAAGAGATCAAAAAGCGAGTGAATCTGCAGTCTAGCTACATCAACAAGTACCTGAAGATCATTCCCCCAAGGAAACACCTGAATTTTTTCATCCTCCGTGGAAATTACCGTGCAACTCTTCTGAGCCGATTCGAGCCTATGCCTTCCCCTTCTGCGGCATCGAGGTTCAGGGTTGGCTACGACAACTCGAAATACCGCAAGAAAGGCAAGTCGAAGAGGGCGCGCACCCCGATTTCTGTGATTGTGAAAAGCAAGCAGGCAGGCGGTGTTAGAAAGCCGTTTCCTGGCGCTTTTTACATGAAACTAAGGGACTCGGATTCCATCGGCATCGCGTGGAAGAGGTACAAGTACAACAAGGGCAAGCGGGGTGGCAAATATGAGGTATTCCATGGACCCTCAACCCATCAGGTGCTTGGCCAGATCAAGGATGACATCACACCACACCTGGCAGAAGTGGTCGATAGAAAGGTTAAAGGCGCACTTGAAAGAGGTTTGAGGCAGTGGACACAAAGGCGCTGACGATTCTCAAGGCGATCCAGGCCGACATGCAGACTGTTCTGCCGGCCAATGGATACCAGACCGATGCCGGGATCCGGGTCTACCTCGGCAAGCGCTCGCAGGACCAGAGCGCCCCGCATCCCTTCATCTCGATTTTCGAGGGCGAGGAAACCGTGAGCCGCGAGCTCGGGCGCGATGCCAGGGAAGTGGTGCTGACAGTGCTCATCGAGGGCTACACCAAGCCGGACCCGGACGCCCCGCTGGACGCCATCCACGAGCTTGTTGGCGACATCAAGCAGGCGATCGGTGCAGGCATGCCGACATTGGACAACCTGGCCACGCGCGTGGTCTACCGTGGCCGAGAGGTCACAACCCCGGAGCCTGGCGGGCTATGGGGCGGCGTGTCGTTCACGCTGGAAATTTCCTACTACGAAGGGGTTTCCGACCCCTATTCAATCGACTGATTTTCCATCCTGGCGCGTCTGCGCCGACAGCAAAGAGGTGCAAACCAAATGGCCAACTACGTGCTCGGCAAGGGCAAAGTATACATCGACGAATTGGATACCAACGGCGCCAAGACTGGCGAATTCCACTTTGGAAACTGCCCGGGGCTTGAGGTCTCGGTAGAGTCCGAGTCGCTTGAACACTACTCCTCCACAGGCGGCATCCGGGAGAAGGACGAGGAGGTGACCACTCAGGTTACCCGTTCCGGCACCATCACCGTGGACGACATCAGCGCGAAGAACCTGGCGCTCTTCATCGTTGGTGATATCTCGACGATATCTCAGACCACAACTCCAGTGACCAACGAGGCCATTACCGTCAAGAAAGGGCTCACCTACCAGCTCGGGACGACATCCGGAAACCCGGCAGGCGTCCGTGGCGTTGGGGCGGTAGTCGTGACAGATGTTGCTGGGACCACCACCTATGTGGCCAACACCGACTACACGGTAGACACCACTCTCGGGCGTATCACAATCTTGTCTAGCGGTGCGATCGCTCCCAGTACGACCCAGGTTATCCATGTGGACTATACGCCGGTGGCACAAAGCCGCGAACAGATCGCAACCGGAGCCCTCGGTTCCAAGACGGTCGCGCTGCGGTACATCGCGGACAACCCCAAGGGTACCAACCGGGATCTGTACTCGCCCAAGGTCACGCTGCGTCCGTCCGGCTCCCTGCCGTTTATCGGAGATGAGTGGCTGTCGATGCAGTTCGAGCTCGAGTTCCTGTCCACTGCCACCACGGCGGCGATCTACATTGACGGGCGCCCGGTATGATCGAGCCAGCGATTGAAGTGCAGTCCGTGACGGTCACCGTCGCGGGCGAGCAGGTCAGTGTCCAGCCGCTGAAGGTCGGGCAAGTCCCGGCCTTCGCTCGGGCATCCCGAGGCATCCTGCAGGATCTGGACAAGCTCAGCGGTGCCGAGGGGATCATGGAATTGCTGGCGGACCATGGGGACGATCTGATTTCTGCGGTGTCTGTCGCCACCGGAATGCCTGTCAACGTGGTCCAGTCGCTCGCCATGGACGAGTTCGTGCAACTGGCCACTGCGGTGGTGCAGGTAAATGCCGATTTTTTTACCCGGAGGCTGGCGCCAACCGTTCAGTTCGCCATCTCAACGATGACGGGCGTTCTGTCTGGTTCGACGGCACCCAAAAGCTGATCAGCAACGGGCATGTGCGCAGCGAGGTGATGCAGTACACCCTCGCGCAGATGAACGGTTACCTGTCTGCCATCGCAAGGCAGGAGGCAGATCGGGACCGCACCATGCTGCTGCTGATGCGGGCAGCACAGTCAGACCAGAAGGGATTCAAGGCTGTCCTTGACTCCTTGGACCGGGCGAGCCGATAGCCATTGCCACACCAGTCAGGATCAGTCCGGCAACACCGGCGAAGATCGACCAGACGATCATTCGATAGCCGGCCCAGCTCATGTCAGGCACCCCCTCGAATCTGGTGAACAGCCCCCAAATCATCTCGACCATGTCATCCATGCCCATGAGCATGAAGATTCCGAGCACAAAGCACAGCAGTGCGGTTTTCCGCACCAGAGCAGCAAAGGTTCCCATCGATGGCCTCCCGCAAAGACGTTGATATTCGGATCTCGGCGACCGACGCGACAGCGTCCGGTTTTAGCAAGACGCGCCAAGGGCTGGATTCGATTTCTGTACAACTCAACAAGTTCAGAAACGAAGTCAGGATAACCGCCGGCGCATTCGTCGCGTTTCAGGCTGCAATTGTACCAGTATTCGGGGCATTGAGGTCACAGATCACCGGCCTGGTGCAGTCTGGCCGGGAATTTGAAACCCTGCGGGCCCAGTTCTCCGGCCTGCTAGGCTCCATCGAGGCCGGTGATGAGGCCATCGCGTGGGTTGATCGTTTTGCAGAGGGCGTGCCGTTCCAGACCAGCCAGGTGGCCGAGGCATTCGTCAAGCTGAAGGCGTTTGGCCTTGATCCTACCAACGGATCACTGCGGGCGCTGACAAACCAGGCCTCCTTGCTTGGCGGCAGCCAAGAGACGCTGGAGGGCATCATCCTGGCAGTGGGGCAGGCCTGGGCCAAGCAGAAGCTGCAGGGAGAGGAAGCGCTGCAGCTTCTGGAGCGTGGCGTGCCGGTGTGGGACTTGCTCTCTGAAGCCACAGGTAAGTCTGCTGTCGAACTGCAGGAGCTGTCGAAGAAAGGGGATCTTGGCCGGGAAAGCATCGCTCTACTGCTGCGGGAGATCGACAAGTTTGCCGCTGGCGCCAGCGAAAAGCAGCTAGGCACGCTGGGTGGACAGCTTGACCTGATAACCGACAACTGGGGGAGGTTCCAGAAGCAGGTCGGCGATTCAGGCCTGAACGACTTCATCCGCGACACGGCCGCCGAGGTCAACAAGCTGTTCGCAGAGCTTCGGGATTCCGGGCAACTGGATCAGATCGCCAGGGCGATCTCCGACACCATCGTCGGCATCGGGACGGCAATTCGGTATTCTGTTCAGTTCATCATCGAGTTCCGCGACGAGATTGCCCTGGCGGTCAAGGTGGCTGCAGGCCTGTCTCTGGTCGCACTTCGCGGCCAGATCATTGCGCTTGGCGGCGTCTTGGCTGCCGCTGCCAAGAGCATGTACGCATTTGCAACGGCTACGCTTAGGGCGCGCAGTGCTCTCCTGTCGCTGCAGGCCGCCTTGGCTGTCGTCGGCGCGGCCATCGCAGGCTGGCAGATCGGCAGCTATCTGCGGGAAGAGTTCGAGGAGGTCGAGAAGTTCGGGATTGCACTGGCGTCTGGACTGACCGTCGCGTTCGAGCGCGTCAAACAGGCACTCGAGAACATCCCAGACTTTGTGAGGGTGGCGTTCGTCGAGCTGTTCGATTTCTTGAAAAGGCGCGTCTCGTCATTCATCGACTCGATCGCTGGTCTCTACGACTACATCCCTGGCATCGGCAAGCAGATTGGCGATGTATATCGACAACTTTCGAAATCGATTGCCGAAGGTGTCGGCGAGTCCGCCGACGCGATCTACGCCAGGATCGCGGAACGAAATGCCAAGTTCGAGGGCGACATCCAGCGTATCAAGGACGAGTACGCGGATCTGTTCTCGCTGGTGGGCAAGCATGATGCCCAGCAATCCACTCCAGCTCCATCTCCACAGCCGGATCCTGAGTTCACATTCGGCGCCTGGCAGGGCGGTGCGGGAGCAGCAGAGGGTGACAGCGCAGCGGCAGAGGCAGCCAAGCGCGAGCGTGAGCGGTTGGACACCGAGCTGCAGGCGGTGCGGGACAAGATCGCACAGTCCGAGGCGGACACGCTCGACGAGCGCCTGGCGCTGATCCGGCAGGAGTACGCAAAGCTCATCACCGACCTGAAGGCCATCGGCAACACGGCGGGGGCCGGCGACGTCGAGCGACTTGTCGAGATCGAGCAGCAGGCCGAGCGACTCAAGTTTGCGACCGATCAACAGGCTGCTGCCGAGCAGCGGCTGAATGAGCTGATCTCGACCCGGCAGAGCCTGCTATCGGTTGTCGAGACTGATCTGGCGTCAGGACTCGAGACGCAGGCCGGCGCTCAGCAGCGCATCAAG